ATTTGTATCATATGGGTCAATAGTAATAATTCTATTATATGAGGATGATATAATGTTTGTGGTTGGAGTAACAGAAATAGTTAATTGTCCTAATGGATCATTGACACCATAAGGATTAAAACTATTTAATGTAATAATACCATTTTGATAATCGACTGTACCAATATTAGAATCAAATATTGTTTTTACTTGACTTGCATTATTATAATATGTTCTTAATGTACCAAACCTACCTTGTAGATTGACTACGACAGCACCTAATTGACCTGTTGTATCTCCAGATGCTGGTGTTATTGTTGCAATTGCTTGTGTATAGTTATTACCTGAATTGACTACTGTAATTTTTGAAATACTTCCGTTTACAACTGAGGCTGTAGCAGTAGCACCAGAACCATCACCTAAAATAGTAACTGTTGGGGTTGATTGATATCCATAACCTGGATTAATAACAACAATTGTATCAATTCCATATGTCGATGCTGGCACTTCTTCAATGTAAATACCATCAATGATTGTAGTTAGATTAGTTGGGTCTCTATATTGTAAATCAGGATAACTTCTTATACCACTACCAAATTTACCTATTTCGATAGGAGTGTTGTAATACAATTTGTATGTTGTACTGCCACTTAAATTTGGTAAAATCTTTTTCTGTAATTTGACATTGAATTCACTACTGATAATTGATTGATTATAATTTTGAATTGTTGATAATAAATCATATGAATTAAATGTTGAATTAAAGGTGTTTAAAGCACCATTACCCCAAGTCTGAATTGACGAAGAAATTCCTGAAGATAATTGTGCAGCCGTTAAATTTGTATTTTCTGCTGTGTAATAAACAGAAGCGTTCACTTGAATGTATGTGTAATCTGGATCAACAATAGTTGGTACAACAGTCAATACCGAAATTGGTTTAATTACTTCAGCAATTAATCTTTGTTTCTGTGTCTGAGTTAGATTATAACTACCTGCTGGTTTTAAACAAACAAATACTTGGCCATATACAACTGGATCATTTTCTTCACCACCCCAAACATTTACAGCATCAAATGAATAACCTAATGTATTCTGTTGAATGGCAGTTATGTAATCGTTTTTACTTACTGCACGGCCTTGTGCCGAGAAAGCCTTAGGTGCTTGAAATTTAATAGAATCAATACCTTCTTTAGAACCACCATCAGATGCTTCAGCAACAGGGAATATTTGTAATGTTGTGTAACCTGGTATAGAATCCATTAATACAAAGTTGTTGGCACCAGCGGATAATGTTCCATCAGTTGCAACATAAGAGATATTAACTATATTACCATCAGATAACAATTTTCCTAGAACACCATCACCAAAGTATATTTCATAGTTTCCATTTAAAGACTCTTGTAGGAAATATACAGTAGAAGTTGAATCTAAAGTTAAATAATTTGAAGCTGAATTGTATACAGTAGATGAACTATTTGTTGATGAAACTTGAACCGAAACTTCAATAGTTGTTGTATCAATCGTTGCATCTGGTATTTGAAATGTATATGATGGATTACCAGTAGAATTAACTGTGTACCTATATGAAGCCGGAATACCTTGTTTGATTATAACATCATTGAAAGTTGCAGTATTATTTGTTGCATTAACTGTTTTAGCATCTACTGTTACAAAGTTATAGTTTACACCATCAATTGCTTCAGATGTAAAATTGGTAAATTTAGGTAGTGTGAAGGCTGCATTGGCAGTACCACTAAAAGTCAAAGATATCTCAGCCGAAGGTGCAATAGCAGACTTTGGTGTATAATTTAATAATTTGGCATGAGAAACAACAGAACTTCTTTGTAATGCTGAATCTAAGAACATTTCATTGGCAACCATGTTCAAATAATAAGCATTGTATTGTGTATTGTATGCCAAAACATCTAAAAGAACGGACATTGCCGAACCTTCAAAGTTGTAGTCTTTAAATGTGTCCTGAGATTGTAGATAAGTGATAAAATTAGATTTAATTGAACTAAAATCTAATTGTGTGATGTTTATATTTGTATTTGAAGCCATTACCTTGACCTTTGAAGAAGTAAAGTGACTGTGGTTGCTCTTGTGTTGTTACCCACAAAAAAAGTCATACTTAAATTGAATGAATTTTCATCTGGTGATATTGTCACATTGATTGTATTAACTGTAATTCTTGGTTCAAAATTAGAAATCACATCTCTGACTTCACTCTCAATTAAATTTGAGGTTAACTGGTCAGCAGGTTCAAATAACAATTTATTTAAGTTTGAACCTAAATTTGGTCGAAATGGTCTCTCATAGAAACCAGTCAATAGTAAATTCCTAACGGAACGAATTACGGCCTGTTCATCATAACTTAAAGCAACATCATTGGTTACAGGTAACCTTCTAAAAGTTAAATCTAAATCAGAGTATATTTTTTGTAAGTTTGCCATTCTTTATTTATACGCAAAAGTAAATTCGCTTTTTTAAGTTTTGAGATGGCGCCGGAGAAATCCTGAGCCGGAACGCAAAATTTCGAAATTTTAGGAATTAATTCTTGTGATGAGTTTTGCTGTTCCTATAAAATTGTTTGCCAAATATTTTTCTGTTTCACTCATATTACCAATGGCTTTTACGGTATTATAGTCATTTACGAAATTCTTTACATTGTTATAATAAGTTACATCAGCATTTCTTCTACCACCCATCAAATTGTTTGTGTTTGCTAAATCACTATAAATTTGAGTAATTTGTGAATTTGATAAATTAGACGTATTTGCTACAGGATCAATACTTGCTGATATTAAACTTACATAAGAACTAATTGTATTAGCATTTGCACTTATCTGTGGAGTAACTAAAAGACTAGTAAAACTACCCATTATTGGTGAAGTATTTGTTATTGCATCTGTTTGATTGGTAATATATAACGCCATTCTACCATAATTTAAAGCCGTTAAATAATAGGGTTGATCCTCAACTAAACCAGTAAAAGGTTCAATATTTGATAACCTATTTGTGTGTATCAGAAAAGTATTTGAAGTAGCTGCTAAAGTTGTTGCCGCTATATAAATTGATGAATTTGTGTTTAAATTTGAGATATCTGCGGTTAATGATATAATTGAATTTGCAGTATTCCATACACTTTGTGTTACATTTGCAACTGAATTATAATAATAACCTCCAACATCATCATTTTTAATGTCTGTTGCTTGCCATTCAGTAATGAAAGCCGGCATAGAATTCATATGTGATTGAGTATCTGCACTCATTACTTGCACATACCCGTTTGGGTCATCAAAATTGTAACCTAAGATTGTATATAAACCCGTAGCATTATTTACTGTTGGCATAAGAGTTCTCTCAATTCATTTAAAGGAGCATTCCAATTATTTTCTTCTTTTTTTCTTAATATTGTTAATGAATTATCATACCATTTTGAATGATAAACATTTTTAGCCCACACAAAAAAGTTTAACATGGGCACCAAAGCATAAGATTTTTTACCCATAGCACCAGCCGCATGAATTAAAGAAGTACAACTAGAAACAACCACATCCATTTGATTTAAATAGTCAAAAGTATCGTCCCACGTTTTAATTTTGCCTTTAAGGTTTGTAACCCTAGGATGGTATAAATCTTCATCAACATGAAAAGAATATATTTCATAATCTTCTGGAATACAATTAATCAATTCATTAAAAGGAATAGACCTACCCCCTGTCCTATCGGCCTCAGGACTACCCATTGTTTTAATACCAATTTTTTTCTTTCCTGGTAATAAATCCGCTTTGTTTGAAGATTTTAAATATGTTCCATACCATAAATCATCTTCATTCACATCCAAATAAACTGCCAAATGCATGGCATATGTCCATAACCAATTTGATTGAATTTTTTTAAATTCGTTTACTGTTTTAAACCCATTTCTATTAAACAATTCTCTAAGTTGTGGCGTATTGGTTAACCAAATTGGAAACATTCCTAAATCTCTAAGCTGTTTCATAAATCTAACTGAAATAATTTCATCTCCCATACCCATAGTATTATTATTAGCACAGAGTAAAATTGTTTTTCCTTTTTGTATACCACCTTGCCAAAATTGGGCTTTTGGGTAATTGAATAGTTTATAACCTAAATGTTTTATGCTTGGATAACGAGTATTTTTATGTCGAATATGTATATCACTAAAAAAAGGTTCCATAATATATTAAGCCCCAATCATAGGAGTTAGTGGAGGTGCTGTTTTAGGGTGTACATGAGTATTAAATGTAAGTAGATTCATTACATCAAACCCTAAAATTGATGATGAAATACCTTGAATTGACAATGGTGCGTTCATAGATGCTGTGGCAGTAAGAATTCCTGTTGGTACATAAGGACCTGGTGTTACACAACCAACATTTACACCACCTAATGTTTCTAATCCACCAGTAGCAAAAACTTTAAAACCAGCAGTAACATTTGTTTTAGAAGATATGGATGTGGCTGTGATTGCACCTTGTACACGAAGGTCACCACTAACAACTACATCTGCTGGACTATTTAAAAATATAGTACCACCACCAAGGCCAGTCAAAACATCCCCGGAACCAGCAGTAATGTTAATATCTCCATCACTCGATAAATCTACTCTGCCGGCAGTATGTATATGTGATTTTCCCCCAACACTTGCTTTTAAACTTCCGTCTATCTGTGATATCATGTCTCCGTGGACAACAAGCTTACAATCTTTATATACTTCAATGTTACAAACTCCATGGATTGCAATATTATTATCTTTTACAATAACTGTAAAATTATTACCTTTAACTACAGCATCAGCATCACCACTAGCATACCAATGTTCATATGTACCTGATTTACCATGCTGACGCCTCATAGACTCATTCCCAGGCGTATCGTCTTTCATATCCATATGACCTGCCTCAGTTTGAGTTAGGTTAATGTATGGGTATGATCCTACTTGTGTATTTGCTGCTGTAGTCCATGTACTTCCGTAAATTTTATCTGCCATTTTAAGGTCTCGATTTGCTTATTTGAACAAGTGGTGTTCCATTACCATCAGTTATTGCTGTTGATATATTTGAAATATTACCTTTAAAACTATCTAAACTTGCCGTGAGTGTTGATGAAGCTGAAGCAACTCCTTTTGATAAAGCAGAAGGAACAGATGCTAAATTTGATTGTAAACCATTTAAATCTGTACTTAATCCTTTAACGCCAGCCACAGCTTGATTTGATTGATTGATGATAGTTTTTGTTGTTGTTATTAATTCCGTTAATTCAGGACCTGCCGCAAATGTTGTTGCTTTTTTCAAAGCATTTTGAAGTAAAGCTAAACATTGTGCCAAAGTTGCAGCAACTCTTTGTGGTAAAGTTTTAACAACATTGACGAAAAAATTTATTTCAGCAATAATTTCTTTTGCTGCTAGAATTTGTTCATTAATATAAGTCAATATATTACTAATTACCTTTAAAACTGCTAAAGCATCTTTTATAAATTGTTTAATTGCAGTTATAACAGGACTTGTTCCATCACCAACTAATGCTGTTACAATTTTATCTCTAATTTCTTGTATAGCTTTATTTAATTCAGCATTTTTTGTGGCTAAGAAAAAAGCCGTTGATGATTTAGGATCACAAATATGCCATATATCAGCATTTGATAGTGCAATTGAAGTATTTGCAATTGAACCTCTAGCTAATTGTGGAACTGTTGGGAATCCTGCTATTATCTTATCACCTTCTGCCACAATTTTTGGTGGATTTGGTTCTTTTAATTTTCCATATTTTCCTGGAACACCTACCATTGTAGGTACTTTTACTGAGAACGCCGCCATTTTTTATCCTTTATTCGTAATCGTTAGCTTGTTTAATACCAGGCACAACACCCATCATGATAGGAAATTGACCCGAATCACCATCCATAAAAAACCCAACAACCCATTCACCTAATGATGGGGCTTCAAAATGTCTTGTATTGTTTATTGGATTCATTGGAAAAGCCCAAGGTAAATCTTCAACGGGAATATCATCACCATACCAACCAAATATTCTTACTTGGCAACGACCTACTCCTAATTCATCAAATCTATTTACAATCTCACCCATCCACCAAACAAAACCATTAAGTCCGGCAAAATTATGATTGTTTACACCTTTACTCATTATATAATTCCTTTTACTGAATTAGACCACAAAGGAGATTTATTACTATTTGCTGGGTATGGAGTCGGCACACTCTCTTTTGTTATTTCTAATATAGTTCTAAATCTAGTTAAATCAATAATATGACGAACACCAGTGATAAAGTAATTCCCAGAGTAATATTTATCAAGAGCTCCGTTATTCTTTGTGTTTCTTGATGTTAAGTTAAACGTAAGAACACGTCCTACAGTCAAATTACAATCACCTGGTACAGATATTCTTAATCTTGTATAATTGGCCAATCCTAGTTGTGCCGTCCTATTAGGAATGAATGTCTCAGCATATATATCATTTCCTGATGCACCTGGAACTCCAGCAACATACGAATTGGTACCACTATCAAAATTAGAAAATATCAATTTTAACATAGCTTGTGGAGTTTGGCTTAGACTGTCACCATTTCTATTTGTTGAATCATCAATAATACCATAAGGATTTAAATTCTTGGCACTTTTTTGATAAGTATCATAATTGAAATTGGTTACTTTTTTTGTCCTTGTTAATGGATTAAGTGATATTAATTGATTAGCAAATGTACCTGAAGTAATACCATTCAATGTATCAAAAGAATCTAAGAATTCATATGTTAATACATTGTGAACGTCACTATTTAAATCTTTACTATTAATATTTTTTGGTTTATATGTGTAAGTATAATATGATGGTTGTTTCATCAAGCTTTGTAATGACCTATATTGAAACCCATTCTTATCTTCATAAAATAACATATCAGCACCAGGATTTTGTGGATTAGGTCTAGCATAGTTTGTCAACCAATTGATAGCATCAAATGGCTTCAATGTTGGTATAATAAAATTATATTTACCATAAGTAGTTTCGATAGTGCCTTTTTTATTACTTGGTATTTTTAAATAATTATTTAATATATCATTAACATTATCTGAAATTAATTGGTCTTTGTATCTTTTACTAATTTTATATTGTTCAGATAGTAACAATTCTTCTGAACAGAAATAAAGAACATACGATTCTTTATACATTGTGCCTTCAAGCTTTCTTTTACCTAACTTGTAAACACGAAATATTTTGTCTATCTGATTACTTCTATCACCAAACTTACTAAAAGTTAATCGAAGAAACTCAGTACCATTTATAGCCAATGTTTCAATAAAACCTGAAGCTTCAACTATCATTACATAACCAGATAATACATTATTGAATATATCTTCATTATAAGATATTTCTTGCATAGTATTTTTTAAGTCAAACGTGGTAACCGAAGTTAATAACGTCAGATTCGTTAACGAATAATCTAATTGACTTTTTATACCTGCCATTTTATTGAGCCATCAATGTTTTTAAATCTTTTTCAAGTTGATTACTATATGAAGAATTGATTAATTTAATATTTTGTTTTGCTTCATTTAATTCTATTTCATAATCATAGATGCTAACAGGAGTTTTTGATATTGTTCTAGTTACAGAAGCACCAGAACTAAATGTTTGTGTGATTGAACCTGTTGTTATACTATTATATGTAGTTAAATCAACCACAACAGTTTTTGTTGTAGTTTCTAATGATGTGCTGTCATAAGTTGTAATTGTTTTTCTATATTCTTGAACAGTACTTGTGGTATAAGTAAGAACAAATTCATCACCACCGGCAGCCACACTATACTTACTTTTTAAATAAGCATCAAATTGTTGAGAAGTTAAAGGCCAATCATACAAAGGATCCATAATTTCATTGGCATACAAAACCATCCAATATTTGTTTGAATCATCATAGTATTTGTGTGCTATTATATCAGGTCTATCACTTTCTTTCAAGTCATATGAATAAAATAATAAAGGATTTCTAAGTAAAGACGGTATAATTTGCACTCTTGCCATAAGATTGGTCAATAGAATGGCATTTTTTTTATAATCTGAAGCAACGACTAAAGGAAAAGTATCGAAATATAACATATTTACCTTCTTGGATTGGATTTGTCATTGATATTATCTCTTGTGAGAATATCCATTTCTTTAAATGACATTTGTAATGTTGTTTGTACCATTGAACTATCATCATAAGCCGCAAAACCATTTGGTGCATGATTTATGTCTAGACCCGTCATAACACAACGGCCATACCTAGGTAAATTTACACTTTGTTGGCCATTAACATAAAATTCAATCTCAAATACAGACGGAGGTACTAAAAACATACTATTTGTAGTCGCTTGAGCTACCGTACCAACTCTTTGTGCTAAACTTGGTGAAGAATAAAATCTAAATTGATTAATAATATTATTTACCTGTGTTGCTTCTGTTGCTGATTTTGGTGTAAATGTAAATGATAGTTGAAAACTTCTTAACCCTGTACCACGATAAACCATTTGTAATTGAGGGTTCAAAGCAAAACCTTGAGCTCGTTGCAATAAAGTTCCTATATTCTCCACATTAACACCTGGAACTCCAACCGCACTAGCCGCAGCAACTGCAGCTTGTACCACATTTGGATCGGTACTTAATGTGTTACCTATAGTTCCTTTTTTAGCAGAATCTATTGAAGCATTTAATGCTCTAAGTGTTGTTATTGCTGGTCCTAAATCAGAAGTCAAGCTCATTTCTTCATAATTAGCATCATATGTGGCAGTTAAAGTGTCTGGCATATAAAGTGAAATACAGGACTTTATACTACTAATTGGAGGTGATACTGAAAATCCTTTAGATAAAGCAATGGCACCCAAGGCATTTGTTAATGCTACACCTTTCCCTGCAACAAGCCCTGCGGCTGTTGCTATTACTCCAGTAGACACCGCAGAAGTATCACTAATTGCTAGTACAGCTTCATTTTTAGCTAATCCTTGTTCCGCATCTCTAATACCAGCAGGTTCGATATCATAAATCCTAAAAGATACCCAATGATTTTTAGTATTTCTCCCCTGAGTTGTGCCTAAATCACTAGGATACTTAACGACGGACATATCATTATAATTGGCTTCTAAAATACTCAAAGGACCTGCCATTTGTGGCAAGTCTACCGGTTTAACCATGTCTATTTTTATATCTGCCATCTTTTTCTCTTAAATTTGGTATACATACTATTTATGGCATATTCAGGACTATTCAAACCAAAACACCCAGAAAAGTATGTTGGCGACCCCACCAACATAGTATATCGTTCATCTTGGGAGGCTAAAGTAATGTCGTGGTTAGACAATAATGACTCTATTATAACATGGGCATCAGAAGAACTCTTTATTCCTTATATATCACCTGTGGATAATCGTTGGCATCGTTACTTTCCAGACTTTTTGGTCAAGTATAGAACAAAAGACAATAAGTTATCAACTATGATGCTAGAAGTTAAACCAAAGAAACAAACTGCACAACCTGAACTCCAAAAAAGAAAAACAAAACAGTTTATCAATGAAGTTAAAACATGGGGTGTTAATCAAGCAAAATGGAAAGCAGCCAACGAATATTGTTTAGACCGTGGATGGGAATTCAAATTGATTACGGAAGACCATCTAGGCCTGTAACTAAATAACTGAATGATATCCAAATTAACTGAAATAACAGCCGCAAGAAAATCTGAAGGACTTAAAATGTCCTCAAGAGAATCTTATGCTTGGTTGTTGAAAAAAATTGCTGATTTAAGAAATCCAGTTAAAATGGCAACAGGAATTAAAGCCGAACAGTATAGAAAAATGAATCGGTTTATCATAGGTAATCTATATTACTTTTATTACGATCCAAAAGGTAAAGATGATTTAGATTATTATGATAGATTCCCTTTGGTATTGACATTAGAAAAATATACAGATGGGTTTATGGGACTTAACCTACATTATTTGCCAATACAATATAGAGTGGCATTTTTGGGTAAGTTAATGCCTTTCGCAGTCCATGGTGACGAGGACGGGATTAAAAGGTTGAGAGTCAGTTACGACATTTTAAGCGCATCCAAGCGGTTTAAAGCGTTTCGGCCTTGTATTAAAAGATATCTTAACAGTCATATTAGGTCTAAGATACTTGCCGTTCACCCAAATGAATGGGATGTGGCAACTTTTCTGCCTGTCCAACAGTTTAAAGGTGCCACAGCCAAAACGGTATGGCAAGATTCGGTACACGAAATAAGGAATAATTAAAATGGCAGTTAGTAAATTCCAAGAATTCAAAAATAGTTTTAAAACTGATTTGGCTAGACCAAATAGGTTTGAAGTTGATATATCTCTTAATCTATCAAGAGTAGATTATGATGGAATTCAGGCAAGAGATTTAAGATTACGTTGTGAAACTGCTGAATTGCCTTCTAGAACGTATGCAACGGCTGAACAAAAGTTTGGTTCAAATCCTATTGAAAAATATCCATATCAGGTACAATTTAATGATTTGAATCTCACATTTGTTGTTACTGATGACATGAATCCAAAAAAGTTTTTTGATGCTTGGATGGAAGCTGTGATACCATCTTCTAATTATAATCCAAAGTATAAAATAGGACCTGGTGGTTATGCTGGAACAATTAGGGTTACACAATTTGGTGTAGATGATTTTCCAACTTATAAAATTGCATTAGATGATGCATATCCTATTGCTGTTAATCAATTGGATTTAGATTGGTCAACCGAAGGGCATCACAAATTAACTGTAGTATTTGCATATACATATTGGCGTCAAGTAGTAATTTAACTTAATGGAGTGATAATAAAATGGCTTTACCAAAAATTGATACCCCGGTCTATGACCTTGAATTACCATTATCAAAAAAGAAAATACGATTTAGGCCGTTCTTAGTAAAAGAACAACGTAATTTGATGATGGCCATGGAATCTGATGATAAGGAAACAATTGAAAGAAACATTCGCCAGGTTTTACATAATTGTACACTAACTGAAGGCCTTGAAATTGATAGATTGCCTATTATTGATGTTGAATTTTACTTCATCAATCTTCGTGCTAGGTCTGTTGGTGAGGTAGTTCAAAATAGATATCGATGTGAAAATGAGGTTGAAGAAAAACCTTGTGGCAATTTAATGGATGTTGAATTAAATATTTTAGAGATACAACCAGATATGACTGGCGTTGTAGATGATGTTATTCAAGTCAATGATAGAATTAGTGTTAAGTTAAAATTCCCAGAGTTTTCTATTTTAGAACGTGCCAATAAGTTTGAAAGTGTTACTGATATGGCCTTTGATATGATTGCTGAAAGCGTTGAATACATTTTTGATGGTGAACAATATTATTACGCAGCCGAATCAGAACCAGATGAGATTATTGAGTTTATTGAATCATTGAATCAGGATCAATTTAACAAAATAGAAAACTTCTTTAATAATTTACCAAAATTAAATAAGAATATAGAAGTAGATTGTAAAAAATGTGGTTTTCATCATTCTATTCAAGTGGAGGGTCTAGACTCTTTTTTCGCCTAACATTTCGTCATGACAATCTGAAGAATTACTACAAAACAAACTTTTCATTGATGCAGCACCACAAATATAGTTTGTTTG